AAATTAAGGAATTTTTGGAAAATAAGTCGGTGAATAAACTGGTCGGATGATAGACGCCCTAGATTCAATCTAGTGCATTTTTATTTTTTGAAAAAATGCTTGACTTGTATCTCGAAACATTATATAATGTATCTCGAAACAAGGAGGTGATACCCATAGCACCTAAAAGCAGAGCCGATTACTTCAAAGAGCGAAGAAAGAAAACAAAAAATTTTAGTGTTGAAATCGAAAAGGAAAAGTTTGAGAAGTTAGAGGAAAAACTTTCCCAAAAAGGATTGACTAAAACGAAATGGTTTAACGAAAAAGTTGATGAAGAAATCGGAAACTAAAAAAGAAGGAGCAGCCATACCCGCAAAGTAACCGGCTGCTCCTTTACCCCAAAAGGATTATGTAAATTATAGCACTGCATCTTCCTTTTGGCAAATTATTTTTGATTAAATGGAGGAGCTGAAAATGAGAGAAGAACTTATCAAAAAAATTATCTGTAACCTTGAAAATACCAGCATTCATTTCCTCAAATGCATATTGGCATATACAAATATACTTTGTGATAGATAAAAAGAAAGGAAAAATAATATGGAAAATATTGTAAACGTTGAGGGAACAGAGTTAAGTATTAGAGAATACAATGGTCAGAGGGTTGTTACATTTAGGGATATTGATGAAGTGCACCGCAGACCTAGCGGAACTGCAAGAACAACATTCAACAGAAACAAAAAACATTTTTCAAAAGGTGTAGACTACTTCGTATGCCAAACATACGAAGCAAAATCATTGTTCGGAATAATTGCTCCTAGTGGTCTTACTGTTCTTACAGAGCGTGGATATCTTAAAGTAGTGAAGCCGTTTAATGATGATTTGTCATGGAAAGTGCAAGATGCTCTTGTGGATGCTTATTTTGCGGTAAAGAATCAGCAACCAACCACAGCAATCGAGGAAAAGCCGACATTAGAGTTTGAAACAGACTGGTTCTGCATCAACCGTGGCAAAATCAATTACATCTGCCGTTGCTACGACATTACATCAAAGGAATATATGCACCACCTACTTGAAGTTTTGGGAAGAACGTATAATTTTGATGAAGCAAAGAGAATTTACAGCGCAACGACCGGGAACTGGAAATGCAGAAATTCCGAAGTAATCACATACTTCCCACAACTTTCAGACCTTGCATCTAAAATTCTTAAGAAAGATTTAGAGGACTGTGCAACAGAAGAGACCCCATAAAAAGGGGTCTTTTCTATGCCATTCTTTTATTCGACGAAATTCGTCGAAAGAAATATTTAAGGGATTATTTTTCCCCTAAAACACATTTTACTGGTATTCTGATTTTGTTAAGCGACACGTTGTCGCTCAATTATTCTATTGTATGTTAAACATACGAAGCAAATCTCAATGTGAATGTCGGTCACATTGCCATTCCAACAATACCTCTTATCAGTTCATCAGCCAGTGCAAACACTTCTCTTCCGTAGGTAGCCAAAAAGTCGGCAACAATCTCTTCCGTCTGAATATCCATAGTCAGATTGTAGGATAGGCAGAACGCATGGCACAACTCATGGCACAGCACACGGTCATAGAAATTTCCATGAACCATGTCTGATATGTAGATGTCTCTTGTGTTCCTATCGGTCATTCCAAACGTATACGTACCATCAGAACGCATCAGCATAGGACTGTGACTGCCTACAAGCCTTAAATTCCAGTCCATTCCATTTATTGTGAACAACTTACCACCTCCAACATAAAAGGGGCTAAATAAGCCCCTTAAGTGTGTTATCCGATTTTTGTTACCAGTGCGGACAGCTTATTCCGCAGTACCGTTTTTTCTTCCGGTGTTGCATCGTTGATGATCTCCGTCATATCGTTTGCAAGTTCGGTCATGTAGGTGTTCAGGTCACGGACTTTTGCTTCTTTGTCCTGCTGTGTATTCGCCTTATGCAGTTCCTTATTTTCCATGTAGGTTCTGCGGCTCATGCCACTCCTGCCCTCTCTTGCATCACGCATACCGGATGAAGAAGTTTCCGTGTAGTACATACGCCCCATGTCTCTGTCCATGTCACGGTGATACATTTCCGGTGTCATGTGGTAATAAGGAGGCTCTTCATAACCTCTGCGGTAGGTTCCACGACCTTTAGGTGCAAATCTGCCGTCAGCATAGCGGTAATGGTCATAGTACCGTCTGCCACCATCACCGTAACGTTCAAACATTTCCATGCTTTCGTCCGAATCATATTCCTGCATTGTTTTTGTCAGTTCCCGGTAGTACATTGCTTCGGATAAGTCTTTCATCATGTCGATGACCTTTCCCATTTCGCAAGTGTCTACATGGTCGATGCCCTTGTCAAACTGCGTTTTAGCGCATTCAGAAAGTTTTTCAATCATTTCATGCATTCTTTTAACATCCATGATTTCCACCTCCTACGCTTCACGAACGGCAATTAAATTACTGTTCTGAACTTCGATAGCCTGTGTAGAAGTGTTTTGAACCGCTACCGTGCTGCAGCATCCACGAGGAACATCAATGTAAGCCTGCGCAGAAACATTGAAGAAATTCTCTACTGCTGCCGGAGTTACAATCATTCTTGTGGACTGTAAAGGTTCCCCGTCTACCGCCAGTGCAAGAGAAATTTCCCCAACAGTTCCACCAGTGGGAATCTGAATGTTACCGGAATAACTTACAAGGAATCTTGCACGGCACTGATTAGTGATACCTCTTAACTTCACAATTCCGGATCCCTCTCTGTGATTGATACAGTTACTTCCATTTACGGCAGTTTCAGTAAAAGCAACGTCCGCTCCTGCTGCCACAGTCTGTAATGCTACTGCTGTATATTCAGCCATAATAAATACCTCTCTTTCAAAATCAAAGGGGCAAACCATATAGTCTGCCCCATGTTGTCAGTAATTCTGCATAGCAGACATAACCTTAAGGTTAAGTTACTCGATATGCAGTTTTAGCATCCGCAACCAGTGTTGCAACCACATCCGCATCCGTAATATACATTAGGGTTGGGAACCTGGTATGCCGGGATGGGCGCAGGATTCACAGCGTTAATGATCTGCTGTGTCTGTGCACTAATGGCAGTAGTCAGAAGAGCATTCTGACGATCCTGAGAAGCGGCTCTGCGCAGATCGTTGTTCTCTGCCTGCAGAGTAGCGATCTTATCCTGACATAAGTAGTCAAGGATTGCTCTTGTACCGGCATTCTGACTGTCGATAATATCACGAGTGTTGTTATTCATGGTGTTCTGCAATGCGCAAGTATTCGTTGCCATATTGTAGTTTACACCCTGGATAGCTTCACTGGTATCGCAGCAGCACTGTGCTAACTGTGCTTGTAAAGCGTTAGCATTCTGCATTCCTGCTACGGTGTCTGCATTGATAGCCTGTTGGATGCCATAGCCAGTCTGTAAAATGTTGGTATTTACGCCATTAAATCCGGTAAGCATACCGTTGTTTACAGCGTAGAATCCGTCACACAGACCGTTGTTGATTCCGTCCAGTTTACCGATGATAGACTGGGTGTCGAACCCTCTTTGCAATGCAGAATCGGTGTAGTAACTGGAATTAGAGCCATTACCGCCCCATCCATTACCGCCCCAACCTCCAAAAGCGAAGAAAAGGACGAAAATAATAATCCACCATGCACCATCGTCACCCCATGCACCGTTGTTTCCATATCCGCTGTTGGCAGGCATAACAGGCATGGTAAAGGGAGTATTGTTACTCTCAAACATAATTTTTACCTCCATATAAGATTTTTTATACTTAATCTTGCAAGAATTTAGTATCTACTTCATAGGAAATTGACGCTTGAATTTTTCAAATTCAGAATCAAAATCTACGCCACGTTCCTTAGCAATATTTCTGCCAAAATTTTCAACACCTGATATGTCACCTTTTTGCGCCATTCCCATTACATTTCTAATCATGGGGTTTTGCATCATCTGACTATTTCCCATAATCCCTTGAATTATTTGTTGTGGATTTCCCATCCCTTTGAGCATCTGCATAGGATTCATCATTTTCATTCTGCATCATCCTTTCTTTGCGATTGTGGAGTTTTTCTTTGCGATTGCGAAGATTTCAACTGCTCAATCTTTTGCTCCAGTTCATCGAAACGCTTCATAAATACCGCTGTGGCTTCGTCTGATAGGTCAAATTTCGCCTTTTCTGTGTCAGACGGTAAATTGTTAGGGTCTGCATCTAAAACAGGTTTGTAGAGCCTTGTATAGATTTTCCCATCTGCTCCCCAGGATTTAGCATAGATCTCCGACAAGTCCTGTTTTGGGAAAAATGCTGTGTTTCCATCCATAGGAACCTCATTCGGTGCTATGCATTCTTGTGCCGGTACAATACGACCGTACATCTGTACCGTATTTTGTTGCGGCTGTTGCATAAACTGCTGTGGTTGGAATTGTTCCTGTTGTGGCATAAACTGTCCGTACATAGGTGTTCTATACTGCGGATTGAAATAGTTCGGATTCATAATCGGCTGCGGCATGGCTGTTCTCCCTTTCTTCCATTGATTCTATCTGTTTCGCAATTTCAACTTCATCAAGTGTCTGATATGTCGGCTTGTTCATAAGTCCCAACGGACTGAAATTCATAAGCATTACCCGTTTCTCCTAAAACTTCCTCGATCACATGAACCATGATTGATTGATACTTAATCGGCACTTCTCTTGTACGTTCTTTGCTGAATATATGTTCCAGTGTTTCATCAGAAAATTTGAATTTTCCCATAAGGTCATCCCTCCTTATGCTTAAATTTTGGCATAAAAAAAGTCGCATATAGTGACACATATACGACACTTTTGCGACAAACGAAAAAATATGAAGTTTTAAAAGTATGATAAATACGGCATTAGCACATCCTATTGCCACTCCGATAACAATAGGTTCTGCTAAAAATTCTTTAATTGAATTTCAACATCACCATTGACAATCACAATCCTTGATATTATGCTTTTTAATATATTGTTTTTCTCTTTCTTGTCGATATGCGCCCACACATCGGCAAGTTTTTTTATGTTCTCGTAAACAACTTCTTTCTTCTGACTGTTTCTTTCATTCTTTTCTTCCTCGGTTATCTTTTCTTTCATATCAGAAATGCTTTTTTCAGTGTTCTTAATCATTTCTAAAACTGTGTCATTTCCATCGGAATAAAGAACATATAGCCTTTTTAATTTCACCTGTTCTTTTTCAAATTGTGACTGCATTATTTCAAGTTTGCTTTGCTTTTCAATAGGCTTGCACTCTGAAAGATTTAAGGATATTTTCAAAATTTCACTTTCTACCTGTTTTTCAATATCAGCAGCCCATTCCAAAGAATTGTTACAGTTTGGATTGAAATTAGGCAAATACTTCATTGCTTTATCACGAGAACAGCAATATATTTTATGCTTTCCGTGCGTCCACTTCTGATACCGCATCTTGCATCCACACACACCACAATAGCACAATCCTGTTAACAAGTTGGCATCCGTATGACAAGCAGTTTTGTTTTTCCTACGTGATTTTCTGATTTCCTGTGCAAGTTCAAACCTTTCTTTATCAAAAATAGGTTCATGAAGTCCTTGATATACATTCCCTTTATATGGGATCATACCTATATTGACAACTCCAGTAAGCACATTTCTGACAAGAACCTCGCTGTGAAATCCTAATGATTCCTTGATATATAAATCAGAATAACCGCCAATAAACATATCAATTGCTCTGTTTGCTTGTTCCTTACGTTCTGGTATAGGAATGAGTATTCCTTTCTCCTTGCTATAATTATAGCAATACGGAGTATTAGCACCACCAATCCAGTAACCTTGTTTTATTCGCTCCAACATACCGCCACGCATACGAAGCATCATAGTATTTTTGTCAAGTTGTGCAAAAACAGCCATCATCTGTGTGTATGCCTGCTCCATAGGACTGTCATAACTTACACTGTCATGTACACATTTGAATAACACTTGGTTTGGTTGAAAAACTCTTTCAATTATGTATAATCCATCAATCATACTTCTTGAAAGCCTGTCTAATTTAAACGCAACAACACATTTAACACGTTTTTTTATGCAGTCGTTAATAAGTCTTTGCAATTCCGGTCTATCCATATTTGCACCGGTATATCCATCATCAACATACCAGTCAGATACAACCAGTTCATTTTTCCGGCAAAAAAGCTCTATGTCTCTTTTTTGACTATCAAGACCGTTGCCTTCTTCTGCCTGTTTTTCCGTGGAAACACGCATATATGCGACACATTCCATTTTATTTACACTCCTTTCAATATATAAAGAATGTGCCGTATTTATCATACATACGACACATTCTAAAGCCTTTTTACAATGGTGTCAACAGCATATGGATGCTATAATCTCAATAATTTCTTTTGGCAGAGAAACATCTTCAATATCAACATCTTTGCCGTCTTGTGTAACTCTAACCATTTTTTACCTCCAGTCTGTTTATTTTTTCATAAACCTTTTTAGATATTCTGTTGACCGTTCTGTCACATACATTAATCTTTTGTGCTGTTTCTGTAATAGTTTTTCCGCAAGAAAGCATTTTAAACACTTTCTCTTCCTCTTCCGTGAAATTGGCGTTCCGGAAGATTTCTTCAAGTTCTGGCTTAGTCAGTTTTGACAACTTCATAAGCCATTCTCCTTAACTAAATTTCAGTTTAGATGTTCATAACACCAGACTTCCATCCTGCTTTTTTAGCCTCTTCTGAAAGAATCTCATTTTCTTCAGCTATAGCCATTTTTCTTTGTTGTTTTTCTAAACAATATATTGATAAAATTTCATCCACCAACTCATTAATACTACATAGCATATCTCCGTCAACCTCTTCGGTTCGTTCTGCATCATTTAAAATATTTTTTATATCTTCTGCACATTCATGTATTTTTCTCATACAAATGCCTCCATAAATCTTAATATTTCAGTTTACAACATTACCAGTTCACCCTTGTTGATAAGCGTACTGGCAATACTTCTTGTTACATGTGTCATAATTTCAGCCTGTGAATGATTTTCTGTAGCATACTTTCTAATAGAATCCAAATCATAAGAAAAGCCTGCATCATCAAGGTACTGTCTGATAAACCGTTCATTATCTTCTGATGAAAGACGATGCAATTCATGCTTTTCTGTAAATCTACGCTTCACTGCAGTATCAACATCATCTATGAGGTTTGTTGCGGCAATGATTACATGGTCGTTAGTAACTGCATCTAACAGCTGTAACAAGCATGTTGTACTTCTGGAAACCTCTGCGCTCGCTCCTCCTCCACCATATTCCCTCTTTACTGCCAAGCTGTCGATTTCATCCAACATTACAACGCATTGATGCTGATTGATGAAATTAAACAGATTCGTAAGATTTTTTGCAGTTCCACCAAGATAACTATCAAGCATTCTTGAAAAATTCACATATAAATACGGCATTTCAAGTTTATATGCTACATACCTGGAAAAAGCCGTCTTCCCGACTCCGCTCTCGCCATAGAGCAATGTTGCATTCAGATACGGGATCTGTTTCTCCATAAGCTGTAAACTCACATCATTCATGTTCTTGATCAGTTCGAATAATTCCTTTTCTTCATTGGTCAGATAATATCTGCTTTCTAAGTATGTATTTGTCAGATCTTCCATCGTTGCAAAACTGGAAACATTTGCTGGTAGCTCCATAAGATTCATTCCACCAGATCGTAATAGACTTTGATATTTTGTGACTGCATAGTGATTCTTCTGAGTTGTATCTTCCGCACAACAGCAAAGAGCTGCATCTTTGGCTTTTTGTATATTGTTTTCAGCCACATATCGCACTAAGGCAAGTTGATTTCTTGTCATTCCCATTTCATATTTCCTCCACTAAATCCTAATATTTCAGTTTAACTGCCTAATATTATCCTCAATAAATCCTTTCAGAGTAGAAAAACCTTTATTTTCTTCAATTCCTTTTCTTTTCAACTCTGCCTTTATAGTATCCATTTCCTCTTTTACTGACTGATATGCCAGTAACATTCCTTTTTTCATTTCATCATTCATTTTTTCTACCTCCACTAAATCCTAAGTGCATTACCACAAAATCTACAATACTTTGCCAATATCACACACTTGGAACCGCCTGTATAATGGCTTTCCACATATTTTTGTACTACTGCTCCGCAATATTTACACGTTATTCTTGCCATAACAGCGTAGCTGTCATTTATTTCTTTCTGTTCATCGTGTGACCACATTTCTCGCTTAACTCCTTTGCTAAATCCTAATTTTCAGCTATTTTTTTCAAAATCTTTTTGCGAAATAACTTCAAACATCACATAATCATTGGACATAATCATTGCCTGCAATATAACAACATGTCTTTTATTTACAATGTCATCAAACTTTCTACTTCCTCTTTGACAACACTGAAAATAGCTATCTTTACAGGTTTTTGATAATGTTCCGCTAACCGCATTTACATTTACTTTTTGTGTTGGACTATAAGTATCAAACATCTTTTTACCTACTTTCTAATACACTAAATCCTAATATTTCAGTTCAAATCATCAATGTTTTCTGCCAGATCCTTATAATAGTTGTCTTACCAAATTTGCATAGTATCTACCTATGCCACGCCCATTATCAAATTTCTGACATTTATGAAACTTAATCGGATTAGCTTTAATCAATTTAAGTACATCATCAGGAAAATTATTTTTATTGGCAATTTCTATCATTTTTTCGTTCGCAAATTTCTCTGTGCATGAACCAAAAGGACAACCAATAGAATTCACTCCCCATGATTTTTCTATAGTATTAATAATTTCTGTAATGTCTGACATTTTCACTCCCTCCATTCTCCCAAAGAAACTTCTAATTTAACTTATTTAAAACAACTCAAATAGTAACTCAAATTTTTAATTAATTTTTTCACTTTTTAACTCAAATTTTGAGTTATTGAGCGGGAACTCAAATTTTTAGTTCCTGATTTCACTTTCTTGCTCAATATTTAAGTTTTTGAACATTGCACACATCACATCAACCACGATGCTGTTACCAAACTGCTTGTAAAGCTGTGTGTTGCTGTTGACTGCTGCCATCTTGGAGATATTTTCATCAGATACTCCCATCAGACGTCCGCATTCTCTCGGTGTCAGCTTTCTGATACGGTACTGTTTTTCCATAACAAGGTTGTCTTTCTGCACCGTAGTAAGTGAGTTGCACATTCCTTGTGCATTCGGCTCTAACCGCTGCGCTGTCGGACTTCCGGCTGTTCTGTCTGACGGATTTTCTGTGTTTCTGCCACGCATGGCAACTATCTGACTTTCAAGAATTTTCGGCTCTTGATTGCCACCTTGCATTGTACTCAATGTCGGACTACACCCCACCACATCATAAATTCTGTTGGTACTCTCAAATTTTGCTTCAAGAGAGCCTTAAACATTTACATCTGCCATAACTACTCCTAAATCATGCTGTTCAGCTTTTACGCACCTTGCAATCGGATACACACCTCGCTGAAAATCTGCTGTTACTCCGGTGTATATACTGCCTATTACTTTCATCCCATCACTCCAATATCATTCTTGGCTCTTTATATTCCCTTGCGGTTATAGACGGTGCTGTGTCTCTGTATGTTCTTATTGCACCATCCTCTAATCCACTCATGCTTGTATCAATACAGATTTTCTGCAACCATATTTCCGATTTGCTGTTGGTTTGAGATTCCGCAGTCATATCTTGCAGTGATGCAGTTTGCAATGTCTCTCTGCTGTGGATTGCAGATTGTTCCGTCAATGCAAGTCTGCTCTGCTCTGCTCTGCTCTGCTCTGCTCTGCTCTGCTCTGCTCTGCTCTGCTCTGCTC